AAAGAAAAAAAAAAATGTATTCCACATATTTGATGATGTAGGGGAAACTCAAATAATTTCATTAAAAAGAAAAAAATAAAATGTTAATCCACATACTTGTTTAAAATTGTACTTCTCTGTCAAAATTCATTTTTGTTTGTGTTAAAAAATTTTTTATATTAAATTTAGGTTTTGTTTGTTCACATGTTAAATCGAATACTATTTTATTTCCTGCATATAATTTCTCGAATAATTGTTCAGGGTTCATGTTATTTTTTTTCATATAATGGTCAATACTTGCTTGTGGTATGCCTTTCATTCGTATATGATAATCAATTTCTCCATTTTCATTTGTTAAAATATCCATATATGATTTTTTTCCCAGAATTATACATTTTTTGCTATATAAATTACCTTTTATTTTTTTGCTCGTAAAATCACAATGAAATTGTCCCATTTTTTTACCAATCAATTCTCGTCCATATTTTTGTTTGAATAATGTTTCTAATTTTAATACATCGTCTTCTTTTAAATGCATGCTGTCAGTGTCTTGATAATAAATTTTAATCCCATTACATTCAGCTAAATCCATAACTTCACTCATAATCCTTTTTGACATGGCTAATATTTCAGAACCTATGTGAGGCATACCAAAATGCTCATTTATATCAATATAATTCTCGATTAGCATATTGTCTGATTCTCCCATTTTATTGCTTGATTTTATATTATTATAATTATAATCTATATGTTTCTTATATAAGTTGATGCGTTTATTTTTGTGTTTTATCTCTTTATTTTGTAATACAATCAATTTAGTTTCGTTTTCTTTTTGAATGGTTTTTCCATATGCTGAATTTAATAGTAATTTTATAACAGCTTCTAATGGGTTGCTTTGTTTTTTCAATTCTAGTCTTTTTTCAAATAAATATAATATTTTATTACATAACACATCGCATCTACCTTCATCAAAATAATAACCTTTTATAAGTTCAAATTCACAATTTTCAAATTTTATTAAATCTTCCAATTGAATCTTTCCAATCTGCACTATTTCTCCAATCAATTTTTTATTATCATATATCATTTTTTTATTCTGTTTAAACGGTATTTGAGAAAATGGTTTTATATCGATTTTTTTTATCTTTATCTGAACAAAATAACCATCACATTTATTTAGAAATTCCATATTTAATTGTTCTTTATTTAGTATCTTCGGCAATCCTTGCAAGATTCCTCCTAATTCTTTCATTCTATGTATTGCTGATGGGTATAAGGATACTCCATCAAAATCTTGTATTTTACCGTCTATTTTATATTTTCGGTTGTATCGAGATGCACATCTTCCACCATATACTGTTGAATGAATAAATTTCCTAGGGATTTGATTTAATTTATTGATATTTGCATATGCTCCTTCTTTTTCAAAGTACTTCTGTGATAGTGATGCAGTTGTTAAAATGTCAAATATATCTAATTGAGTAAATTCCAATATCTGTTTTCTCCATTCCAGAAACCCATATTTTAATATTTTTACATCCAATTTATTATATTCTCTACTATAGCCAATAATATCGAAGGTATTTTCTCCTCGTCTTAATTTCCATTTATCGATATTTTTTACAAAATGATTTATATCATCATCTTTTATCTGATATCCATACTTTTTTAATGATTGAACTGCATCTTTTATGTCACATATTCTCTTTTTAATTTTATCTAATTTATAAAAATTATATGGCATTATCTCTTTTTGATGATATTCTTTGTTTATGTTTTTAAATAAAGTTGGAAATTCACTTAATGGATAATTTAAATGTTTGTATGTATCTCTGATTTCAAATTTATATGGTTTATTTTTATGATAATATGTAAAATTTAATTTATAAAAAGTTCCATTTTTCACTAATGGATTAATTCTATATAAATTACTATTTGTAAAAAAGAAACAACTATCATATTTCGCATTATGAAAATATATAATAATTTCTTTTTCATTTGTATTTTTTTTACAAATTATATCTAACATCGATGTCGATAAATCATGTCCTTCTGAATAATTAAGACAAATATAATCGTCTTTATTATAACTTTCAAACCCAATTTGATAAGGTTTATGAATATTATTATCATCCATGAAACATTCAAAATCTGCAAAATAAATGTTACCAAAATCACTTTTCTTTTCTATTTTGTTGTGATATTGTACATTTTCTTTAACTATTTCTTCTTTATTATAATCTAAATTATCATAATATTCAGTATTATATCCAATTTGATTTAATTGCTCGCTGGTAATTTTTGACAGATATTTTGTTTTATATTTTTTCAGAAAATTGAATAATGATAACGAATTTCTAATTTTTTTCCCATCAATGTTCATACCAATGAATTTCTCAAAAGTAAAATAATGTCCTTCAAAAAGAGCAATACTATACTCGTTCATTCCTTTATTGTAAAATGTGTTATTATAAGTTAAACCATTCTTTGATTTGTTCTTATATTCATATAATTTGATTGTTATTCCCATTTGTTTCGCAATCTTACCCAAATCACTTTTGCAAACTTTTCTATTTTTAACTTTTGATTTAATTACATTTAATTGTGCTTCTGATATATCATTAAAATTTTTTAGTGAATCATATAAACAATTATTTCTATAATTTTCTATTTTAAATTTTTTAAATAATTGAAATCTGTCAAAATTATGTTCTGTATTATGAAGATATGGAAAAAATGAACCATCTTTTTTACTTTGTCTATTTATTGTTGATGATTTCCATTTTTCAATAGTATATTTTACAGTCCCTTTTGATTGCTCATATACTAATTGACTGTATTCGTCTTCATATTCTTTCGATTCAATTTTTTCCAATAATTTATCAATTGAAATAATATTTAAAAATCTAATTTCTCCATTCGGAAATTTAATAATTAATTTATCGTTCAAATAATTTTCTTTTATTTGGTTTAATAAATATTTAAATTGATTCTCTTTTCTAATTTTGATTGTTCTTGGCTCATCTTTTGTTATTACATCAATCAATAATTCATTGATTTGTTTCTGCTTTCTATCAAATTCTCTATTATCTTTCTCGTTTAAAAGAAATTTCACTAATTCATTTCTATATTTTTTACTTATTAATTTATTCCATGTTACTTTTAGAGCATCTTTATATTTTCTATATATTTTAGAAAACCGCGACATGGTAAATTTCGTTTCCATATATATAGTAATATATTTTATTTTTTAAATCATTTTTTACGCGTTTTAATTTTTTTCTATACTACATTTTTTTTCTATACGATTTTTTGTACGACGCAATCTAGCATACTCTCGTCTTTTAATACGAGCAGATTCAGAATTATTGGCTAGCTTCTTTCGCTCTCTAGCTTCATCATCAGTGAATTTCTTTTTAGCTCCTCGTTTTTCTATGATTGATGAACTATTTATTATGCACGAATCTATTTCATCTCCATTCATAAATTCTTTTAGTTTATCAATCATTATTGGTATCGTATTCTTCTTTTTTCCATATTCTTTTAATATATCATTTATCTTATTTCTAATCATACCACGCAATTTTTCATTGTTTAATTTTAATTCATTCAATTTATCCATATTTATACATATAGACAAAATTTTATATGTTGTTAAATATATATATTTGTTTCATTCACACTAGAATTGTGTTTATTATAAATTCCAATAATTGAATGCTTTTTCTTAATAATATTTTCATTTACAAAATTAAACATCTCCTTAACATTCATATTAATTTCCATTTCAATAATATCATTGACATAATCAGACAATGATAATATTTTCTTTTCTCTTCTACATATAACTTCATAAAAATGATGAATCATTTTCAAACATTGTGTTAAATATTCTTCGTCAAGTGTATTTTTTTTAATTATCGGCAATGCCAGTGCCATTTTATTTAATATTGCCGATATGTTATTTCTCACATATAGATAGCCTTTCACATAATTATATTTATCCAAATCAATGCGAAGATATAAATCTATATTATATTCAAGGGTTTTAAACAAATCTTCTAATGTAATACATTCATCTAACTCTCTAAAATTGAATTTCATATATATTACATAGATTATTTATATCCTAAAATCAACATGATATTTGGATCAATTATTTTTGTTGAATAATGAGTATATTTTTTGGGGTTTTCTTGACGAATTCTGTAAAATTGTGGTTTCTCATCAATTCCGACATGTTTATACCCATGTGCTCTAATCCAACGCTTGGCAGCTGCTTTCGTGTATGCAGTTTTTCTGAAAATTACACTTTGAACAGCACCACCATAAAATCCTCCATGAATCAATACATTGCCTCTATCAGCTAAATTGGTAGCAAAATTGATTAATTTACGGCTCCATGAAGGTATACTATTGGCTACTTGTTCCACATTTTGCATAATAAAATTAGTATAAGATGGCTTGATTAACCTATTCGCAATCAAAGTATTCCAGACAAAATTTTGACAATTTAATTTGATAAAATCATAGTGTGTATAATTTCTGATTCCCATATGCTTAATCGTGTTTTCAATTAAATCGGGTAATGATATTTCACCTTTGGTTTCCACGGGAACACACACATGTCCCTCGATATTTGAGTCATTTTTTGCTGGTTTTAATTCGGGAACTTCATTTTTTTCTAAAATCCAATTGCTACCATCATTCAGTTTCAATTTGAGATATAAATGGAACATTGCATCATAATCCAATGATTTAACCTTTTTCTCATATTCTCCGCGCGATACCAAATTACCTAACACATTAAATGCTCCTGCGAGTGGTACTCGGCATATTTGTATGGTTTCGATCAACTTGTCAGCATTCTTTTCGACAGCATTTCTAAATGGTAATGGTAGCAAGTTATCTTTTCCATAAATAAATTGACGAACTCGAGAAAATCCTTCTTTAACAATTTTTACTCCTTTTTTAAATAAATCTTTCAATCCATAGCCATGTATTGAATTGAAATTGATTCGCTTGTATTTTCCATTTTGTTTGGCCATTTTCAATTTCTCTTTAACATCATTTGGAATTGAAATTTTGAATAATTTTAATAGTGCTACTTTTTCTTTTACAACTTTGTCTGAATGTGTGTCATCTCCTTCAGATATTTTTATCAATACTTCAATTGCATCATAAATAGCTTTTTCAATCATTTTGTCAACAGAATTATATTTCATGATTTCTTCTATTAAATCCATATATTATATATTATATTATATGATTCATATCATAGTTAATTTTTTGAGAAATTTATTAATAATGATTTGTAAATTTTTAGATAAATATTAATTTGATTATTATATGTTGGACCCATATACCATCAAGTTGATTAACGATAATTATAAAAAATATTTGGATGATAGAATTTATGAATTTGATTTCGTCTATATTTTTAATAAGCTTATTGTGTCGGATGATTTATGTGATAGTGTTAAAACAAGTGTATATTACATATTGGACATTTTTTTTTATAAATGTTCTATCGAAAATATGGAAAATGAAAAGCATATCATTACAGAAATGCTAAAACAAAATCATTGCAGAAATAAAGAATTTTTTTTATATGTTATCGTTTATCTATGCAATATTAATTTTAACAAAACTAATTTATATATTTAATTTCTTCGTCTTGGTCTTGGAACTGGTTCTTCTTCTTCTCTAGGCATTGCAGCATTCACGTGTCCCATTATATCTTCAGGTGATACTCCAAGTCTTGGAGCCATTTCATTAGATATATTAACCAAATCATCTCGGGTTAATCCAATTCTGATACCTTCATCAACTGCTTCAACCAATGGCGGCGGTGACAACCATCTTTCAATTTCTTCAACTGAATTTCTTATTTTATTGTAACCTGCGGGCTTTGGTTCACGATATAAATATTCTCTAATCGAATTTCTGTCATTTTCAGAAATTCCAAGTATAATTCGTCGTTTTTCATCATCTGTTTTTGTTAAAAAATCTCTCAATTTACTCAATATTATTTTGTCATTGTCAATCATTTCTTTTGTTCGTCTTTTTGATTTAATTGCTACTGCAGGTGCTGCTATACGAGCCACAGGAGCAGCTGCAGGTGCTGCTATACGAGCCACAGGAGCAGCTGCAGGAGCTGCTGCAGGAGCTTCCACAGTTGCTGCTGGCTGAATTAAATCTTGAATTTTTAAAAACTCAGATATTTTACCGCTCAAATCTCTACGCGGCACAATTGTGACAGGAATCGGAATTGATTGATCGTCAATTAGCTTACCCTGTCGCCTTCTTATGATTTTTTCAACATCTGAACTATATGGTAATTGAGTCCTATTTCTCGATTTAACATATTGTTTTACTTTTTTGGTTATTCTTTTTCCGATTTTTTTTTTCTTTTTACCACCTACAATACAATTATCTTCAAGTCTCATATATTATACATATATAATATGGAATATGAAGACGAACCATTGACGCCGAAAGAAGTTTTTAATTTGCTAACAAGACCAATAGATGCCAAATTTATATTGTATTCTGATTTAAAACGACTTCCAAAAGATGGGGAATATTATTTATGCTTGTATCGTGAAAATCCAAAATTAGGTCATTGGATAGTTATCAATAGAATTAACAATACAATTTATTATTTCGATCCGCTTGGCGGTGCTGTGCACGGTGAACCTGATGGAATATTGGATGATTATGATGATATTGATGAATCAATTAATCAGAATTTAAATCAGACTTTTCAATTATCAGATTTATTAAAAAAGAATAAAAATCTCAAAATTGAATATAACGATTATCCTTTTATGGGTAATCATGAAGATACATGTGGCAGATGGGCTGCATTATATATGAATTTAGGTCTACCCATTGAAGAATTCAAAAAAATTATTATTCCTTTTATGAAAAACAAACAATTTATTCTAAAAATAACAAATGCCCCAATAAAATATGACACTTACTAAAATATTGTATTATTTATATGTTAAATAGAATTAAATGTGATAACAAAAAAAAGACAGTGAAATTTGAAGACAAGATGTTCAAAATTACTCCTCGTTATGAAGACAATTTAATTCCAATTGCAAAAGTAGGAAATGGGAAAAAGTTTCAATATTTGAATATTGATACTACAAATAAATATAGAAAAGGTGAGCAATACAAGCCCTATAATGACAATTTGATATATCCAATTATGAGTGATGAAAATATAAATCGAATTCTCATTGTCGGTCCCACTTTATGCGGGAAATCTACTTTTATAAAAAATTTGTTGATAAATTCAGATTTGGAAATTCCGATATATATATTTTCAAAAGTAAAAAATGACCCATCATTGGACGAATTAAAAGATATTTTTGAAGTTCATGAAATTGATGTAGAAGGTGATTTTTATGATAGAATCGATGAACAAGAGTTAGAATATTATGCTAATAGTATCTGCATTTTTGATGACATTGATACTTTTGCAAATGAAAAAATAAGTAAAGCTGTTAATAAATTCCGAGATAAAATATTAGAGACTGGCAGACACCATCATATAAAATGTATTAGCACGTCTCATTTTCTTCTTAATTATCAAAAAACAAGACAATTAATTTTAGAAGTTGACATGGTTGTGGCATTCATTCAAACAGCTGTGAGAGGTCAATTTGTTGATTACCTTAAAACAAAACAAGGTTTGAATAAATCAACAATTGCTCACATTATTGATACAAATGACAGATGGGTAGGATATCATTCTAATTATCCAAATTTTTTTATCACATCTTCAAAGGCAGAAATTTTGTGATTTTTTTACATTGATTTTCTTATTTTAGCTGATGAAAACAATTTGCTAAAATTTCCACCTACGGTTTTGGGAACAACCACTTGATTTGCTATTAATGCTTTTTTAACTTGAGAAATATATTCTTTATTTACTTTTTCTTTGTGTCTATGTTTTGCTCTAACTGGATCAAACACACTGCCCATATATTTGTATATTTTTTTATGAGCGCGAATACTTGGTTTTGCATGCTGGATCCATCATCGCTTCTCTGTAAGATATTCCATTTGTTTTTGCCCAAGTTTTACAAAATTCTACCCATGGATTCCCATCTTTTTTTGCTTTTGGAACTTTGCGACCACCAGTTAGAGTCCCCCCTGTAAGGGTCCCACCTGTCATTGTTCCACCAACTTTATCACTACGATTTTTAACTGCACGCCTCATTAAACTCATTTGGTTTTCAATTTCCAATTGAGGAGCTGTTTTCCTTGCTGGCAAGCTTTTAATCCAAGATTGAGGCACAGAATGGGTAACACCAACACCGCCCCGTCGTGGTCTGCCGCGACCAGCATTTTCCATTGGATTGATTTCTGGTTGAGTCTCCATATGAACTTCTTTATCGGCCATTGCAGCATTTTCAAGTGCTTTTTTGATTTTAGCCACTACCGCTTTTCTGACATTTTCATTACCTTTGCTTACTTTTACAGTTGCCATATATATAAATAATATATTTTATGCAACTTTAACACAACTGAATAATGTGAATGAATTGTCTATACCTACAGTTAAACCCCCATTTGTAACACTAATAGATGGAATCATAACATCTCCACCATTCATGTAAATTGTCCATGATCTGCTAACAATTGGCTGAAATCCTGATGGCTGGTAATTTGCCAAATTAAACCAGTCTCGTGCTGGTATTCCTGAACTGTTTACCAATTGAAATAATCCACTTGTATGCGATGCATTTACACCAGATAATCCAATTTGAAGCGTGAACTGATACATTCCAGATGAAGCTGGAATAAATAGACCACCTGCTGGAGCTATTCCATTATTATGATCGATAACATCAAAATTCAATGAGTAAGAAGTGCCATCACCTGTCACATTTGACACTGAAGCACTCATTGTTGAATAAAAATATTGAGCTGCCGACCCCCCACCAGTAGAGACATTGGCTGGAGTACCATTGGCATCTGTAAATACAAGTGTAGTTCCTGCTGCATCCACTGTGAGTTGACCTATTTTTGTATTGTCTGATGAAGATACAATTTTGTTTGTGACCGATTTTATTTCATCACAATCCAAATTTAATGGAGAAACAATTTTTGTTGTAACAGGTTGTATATAGTTCGACATATATTTATTTTTATTTTATATTATATTTGTATATAGTATAGAATATAATTAAGATGTCAATAGACCAAGATTATTTATTTGTGGAATAAAAATACCATGATGTTTTATTAATTTTAAAACTTTAAGTAGATAACAAACCTAAATTCTTCAAACAAGCAACAATATCATTAAGAGTATAAGCAGAAGCGCCAATATTTCCTGTGAAGGTACTCTCGTTATAAACCACATTGACACTTGCGTTGGCAGTATAACCCGCCAATTCACCAGTTGCAGTAGGTCTGCTGATAGGTGTAGAACCGAAGAATGAAATGCTTTGTGCTCCAATATTTGCCACGCTAAGTGGGTCATTTGATACTGACAAAGTTGCTCCATTTCCTGAAACAATCACAACATTTGACGGGCTTGTTGTGTTATCAGTTTGCAATGTATCTAAAGCTTTAATCATTTCACTCACAGATACATTATTTGGAACTGCAGGTGAGGGCACTTTTTGATTGTTCGCTGCATAATATACTCTTTCACCAACTGAAGTAAATCCAACTTGCATTGGTGCAGCAAGTGCTGCATTTGCCGTAGCTGTTGTTGAATCCAATCTTGTAGTGATTGCCCCATTTAATTCAATTAAATTACCACCTGGGGTTGATGTATCAATTAATTCCATAAACAATGTTCCACCAGTTGCACCAAATATGAAATTTGTTGAAGCATTCAAAATACAATGTTCCAATCGTAATGTGATTCCTGTGACAGTCGCATCAATTGGCACTTGAGTTCCACCTACGGCACTCAACGAACAATTGTTAAACACACATGTTTTATCCTGATCCCATGCAAGACATGCGGAAGCTCCATTCGGTTGTGTCATAGCAATATTTAAAAAGCTTATTGCCGATGGATTTTTAATGCCTGTAAATGGCAATGTATTTGAAATTGTTACATTGACGCGTTGGGATTCTGATATTGATTCGCGAATTCCAATAAATGAAACTCTTGATTGACAATTAAAATTAACATCTCCCATCTGAACTGGATTTTGATAGGCATCATCAAGTACAATTTCATACAATTTTGATGCATTGGCTGGGTTATTTACAACTAATAGAATTTCTGTCCATGAAGCAAAGAATGGGAAATTATCACCATTTGGTGGAGCGTTAGGTCTCAGATATAATCTTTGAAAGCCTCGTTTGCAACCGTCCAATGCCTCAGCAACAGATGGTCTATTTGGAAATGCCAACGGTTTTGCACATAATTCAAAACCACCATTGCCATCAGGATATACAACGAGTGGAGCATTTGATACTGGATCAACTAAATATGTGATGTTTACATCAGTCAATGTGGTTGGAATTGGGCTTGCAGTTGAATCGGCAAATAATTGAATTATTGGAGTATTTCCGTTTGAATTAAATACGGCTGAGCCGAATCCTCCACCATATAAGCAAATTATGCTCAGTGCATGGTTTCCGCCGACAAAATTAATATATGAAAAAGTATCTGAACCTTCATTGAGCAATGCAGAACCTAGATCCAAATACCAAAATATATTGTTTGCTTCGATTTGTATGATAACTTCATTTTGCGTTATTGATGGAACATATCTAGTCGAAATAAATCTGAATGTTTGATTTGGCACAGTGTATCTGATTCTAGGGGCAGTATAATCTGACACATTGATATTGACACTGACAAAAGTATGAGGATTTACAAAACAGCCTGCTCCAGTAAAACTAACATCGATGGGATTTTGAAATGCTTCATTAATACCCGTAATTTGACAATTTGACATATCATACGATTGAGTGATTACAATGGGTTGAATTGAATTGTCAAGATAAATTGTGGATATAATCCCCTCTGACTGATTTGTAGCAACTGCAGCCATCAAGGTTGTGAAATCGTCATATACTGGATGCGTAGGAGCAACTGCACCAGGTTTATAAACAAATTGAGTAATTGCCGTCTCAACTGTTCCACCAGATAAAACTTTTATCGCACCAGTTGGTGTGGTATAAACTAAGTCTTCACCAGCATTGATTGATGTGATACCACCAACCAAAGCAGGATCTGTGGCATTTGCGATATTACATTTGGGGGTTGTTACGACGGCAGGGTATAATTTCATCCAAGATAAATAAGATTTTACATCAGGCGCAATTTGTCCTTGTAGAGCTTGATACATATAAAATAGAAAATAAAAAATGTTTATAATTTTTCCTCAATCTGAGTTTTCATTTCTTCATAAGAACTCTCAACAAATATTTTTTTCACAACTTCATGCATACTTGATTCCATTATTGCCTTAATTTCAGATGGAGATGGCATTTTTAATTCTTGTTCATTGATCATTTTTCTAATGTCTTCAGATTTAAATTCATGAATGTAATCAATGATAATTTCTTTTACTGCCTGATTGATTGCTGGTGCATAATTCAATCTGACTAATTCATCGAAATTGCATATTTTTGAAATATCTAAATTCTCCATATTATATATTAGATAATAAATTTTATATTTATTCGCGGTTTGCTGTTCTCACTGGCTTCCATCTTCTTCTAAATGCCAATTTCATTGTGAAAGAATCGCTTTTCGGAGCAAGGAAAATCGGATATAGTGTGCCGTCTTTTGATTGCCAATAACCTTGGACATCAATACTTCTCACTTCAACATCCTGTTGTAAGGTACTCCAGCGTGGATTTGAACCACCATTAAATGTTAGAGTTGATTTATCAAAGAAGCTTATATCCAATTCGAAATCGGTCAATGTATTTAGAAATCTTGCTTTTCCTGATTGTGCAATTGTAGGAGTATTTTCACAAAATACAGGTATCTTTGATGTTGTAAATACAACTTTCTGAATATCTTGAAATCTTGTCAAAACTTCATATTCTTCTTGAATGACTAATGTTGGGTATGTGATAGATGGAAATAATGCCCCCGCGGCATACTCGTTGGTTCCGCGTAAAGAATCGCAAACAATTATATAATCCAATTGATTGTTAATTGGTGGATTTGGTGGATTAATTTTTAGATATACTGCTGGAAGACTTACAAAGAAATTGTAAAGCGAATAATTCATGTATATTTTCCATCCAGTGGGAAATGCTTGTGAATACCAATTTTCGCCGATAATTGGATTTTTCGGAAGAATCAAATTGATTAATCTGGTTGTTGGATAATATTTAAGAAAGGGAGCCTCATTTGCATTTCCACCTGCTGTAACAAATGCCGTAGATAAAGCTGTATTTATAAATTCAATCATTGTTGTATAATCGAATACAGCTCTATTGTATGGTGGTAGACTAAATGGTGCTTCAAAAGCTGGAACATAAACAACAGCAGTCGGTGCAGGATTTGGAACCGCAGGCGATGAAATTGTCACAAAATATGCATTGTCTTTAAAAAATAAAATAGGAATTGCTGATGACATAATACTCCATCTATCAACTGAGACTTCCCAAGAATTGTCCGCTGGATTTCTTGATTGTGTGTGAAGAACTGGTATATCTTTCACTTCATCATATTTCAGTTCTGTGTAATTTGATGATTCTGCATTTATCAATTCAATATTAACATATACCTTTTCGGCTTTCATATATATAACTCAGAAAATATAATATATAAATTATGGTGAATTACAAAGTTAAATGTCTATTTTGTTATGAATATATTAAATTCCAATCAGATGAGAAAGAACATCAATATATGTCCATAAAATGCAAATTTTGTGAAAATCATAATATATTTTATTTCAAACCGCATCATTCAATTGATGGAAAATTGAATTGTTTATTCATTGCAGAAACAGAAACAGATATAGAAAATTAAGTATAGATTATTTTAATGAACATCAAAGAATATCGTATTTTATATAACAAAAAAAATAGAGACAAACTAAATGAATATCGTGCCACATACAATGAAAAAAATAAGGAAAAATTGCGAAAATATCGTCAACAATATTATAAACAAAAACAAGAAAAAATAAAGCAATATAGTATTGATTATTATTACAAAAACAAAGAAAAAATAAAACAAAAATATGATAAACATCGAGATAAAAAAAGTTCATACAATCGACAGTATTATCAAAAAGTCACCAAAGGTTGTATGCCATGTAAAAAAGGAATCGGTGAATTGTCAAAACATATATTTGACTCTTATGTGATAACTTTTGATTAAAAATAATTGTTAATTAAAAATTTGATTATGTTTAAACAAATAGTTTCTTTGAATCCATTTTTGAATATGCCAACAGCATTAATCGTCAAATATTTTATGAATGTTTTATTATTTTTACAATATTGGTATATGTATTGACCTATATCAGTTAAAAAATCTTTATATGATATTACAATCCACTCGTCAGGTTCTATTCTCATAATTTATTTTAGATTTAATATATATATAAAATATGATTGAAATTCATTCAAAAATAGTTGAATCGCGTCAAGATTCGTTGAATTATTATTATAAAGTGCTTGAAATATTTGAGGATTATTTTAAAAATGAAGATAACAAATACAATTTTGAATATTTGAAATTGATTGGAAATAAAACGAATTGTAATACAGACCTATACTGTAACAAATGCAATGCGTATAAAATATTTAATTCAGAATATTATGTTTGTCCGAATTGTGGAGAATGTGGAGAGACAGCATTTTTCAATTATTCGCGTGATATAAAAAATTATCAGCCGTATAGGAGAATAAACCATTTAATAAAAAAGTTAGATGAAATAAAAATGAGAAAATATGAGATTGACCCAACAATCAAAAATGAATTGATAAAATATAAAATTAAATCTCCAGAGCAGGTAAAAAAAATATTGAAAAAATTAAAAATGAAGAATCAATATAAATATTGTGTGCATATTTTTGTCACACATTGCGAATATAAAATAAATAGTTTAACAAAAAATGAAGAAAGTAGAATAAAAGATTATTTTGTGAAAATTGTGAATATATTTAAATCGAATGGCAATTTTGGGAGAAAGAATTTTTTAAATTATTATTTTGTTTTGAATGAAATATTAAAATTGATTAATCGTGAAGATTTATGCGCCATTATACCAAAATTATTAAATAAAAGTAAATTGAAAAATCATTTTAAAATATGGAACAAAATTATAGCATATTTTATCATATAATAATATATGAGCGACTTAGAATATCAAGAAGCTGATTTAAGCAGAGCCCCAAAAACTGAAAGCGTTAATCCTGTGAAAATTGTTAAAGTTTTAGATGCTCGCATTGATGGGATGGTTCAACGCGAGTATGTATGTCAGAAATCAGGTAATAGCATCAACATAATCAAATATGCATCAACTTCCAATTCTTCATCACAGCTATTATTCAATGTAAATACCCCAGGGTCGCATGTGTTTATTGATAGACGCGCATATATTGAGTATACGACGACATTTATGTTTAGTGGTAATTATGATGGTACTCCTGGTCCTGAACCAGCTGATGCGGCATCAAGATTCACACCGAGACCATATGATCCAGTTGCCCAAATTGAAGGTCTCCGCAATACTCCATTGAATTCAGCGGCATCATCAATTACTCTCAATTTGGATGGTGTATCGTTAACAACTAACCGCGATGATACCGCTGCCGCACTGAGTTGGTATCGTTCACATCCCGAAGATGATTGGCATCAGAACTCCATGCATCCGAGCATGCCTGATGAGTGGCAAAATTATCAAACATCAATTGGCGATTATGGTTCTCGTAACCCATTTGCAATTTACAATGATGAAATTGATCATCATCCCGATACAGGATATAGGTCTTTAGTTGGTTACAATTTAGAAATGACTCCTGTTGTGTATTCTGCTATAACGGGCACATGGTCCCAAACAGCAAAAGTGAAATGGACTGAGCCTATTATGCTTTCACCACTTTTACAAAACAATTGTCAATGGGGATTGGGTATTTATGGCTGTCGTCAATTGCAGTTATTGCTCACATTTTCATTTGGTCTATATCCTCGTCTATGGTCAGGACTTTGCCAACTTACAAATACACCAACATATGGACCAAGACCTAACATCACAATTGCATCACAATCTGCAAATGATGCACAACTGCTCTTAATGATGGTTACACCGAACAATACACAAACCATTCCAAATACACTGTCTTGGAAACAATTCCAAGAATTGCGTCAGACAAATGCTGCATCAGGTTCAGTGGCGGGTGGAGCAACAGGTTCAATCACGAGTAGTTCAATTGCTCTTCAAAGCATTCCCTATCAGGTTCTTGTATTTATGAAACGGCAATATTCTGATATGGGTTCAGTTGGATATTGCGATTCATTTGCCAGAATTGATAAAGTATCACTGCTTTGGAACAATGTCAGTGGGCTGCTGTCATCTGACAATTCAGTGACTCTTTACAATAGGTCTCGCGCTAATGGTTATATGGGGACTTGGAAACAGTGGAATTGTGTTAAGGACATACCTTATTCGATTGGCGTTGTTGGTGACACTCCAACAGTAAATCAACCTTACACTGTCGCTAGTGACTATGGTAGTGGTTCTGTTTTGTGCCTCAGATTTGACAGAGATATTTCTCTACCTAGTGAATTATCTTCAGGTGTTGGTTCGTCTGGAACATATCAATTCCAAATTACAGTTGACTTTACCAATCCTAGTACTGTAACTAAACAGTATACGCTTTATTGTGTATTTATGCTCGAAGGGGCCCTCACCTATAAAGGCAACAGCTCTGGTGGTGGGCTTTTTGTGAGTGAAGTAGGACTCCTTAATGAAATGGATGTAATCAATGCTCCTTTGCTTGAAGGTGCATCTGACCCACATACGAATTACTATGGTAGTGGTTCTCACCATTACGGGGGATCATTTTGGTCGAAGCTGAAAAATTTCGCCCAAGGAACTTGGAGACATGTGGTTAAGCCAGCTGTGAAAGCACTTGCCCCGCTTGCAGCTAAGGCTGTGTCAGCCTATCAGCCTGAGTTAGCCCCTGTTGCTCACACTATTGCGAACGCTGTTCAGGGGCTCGG